GTGTTAAATAAAACGTCAGAAAGTATTTCGTAAATCTGATCACCGTCAAAGTCTTTGGACAAAACGCCTTCTGTGACTGCCTTTGGCAAACGTGCCAAAGCGCCCAAAGCGGTGATTGTATAAGTCTGCGTGAACATGGTGGTTCCCACGTCGCGAACTTCTAGCCCAATGTCAACAACGTTTCCGCCAAAGATTGAAACAAATGTTCCGGCTGAGTCTTGCACCTGAATCGAAATGCTCGAATTGATGTTCACCGGAATTGCGGTTTGATCCACGTCAATAAGTTGAAGGCTTACGTAACCGGCTTGTGCTTGCTCGTAAATGTTGCGACGGCCTGACGCAATGGTCAAATTTGCCAAAACTGCGTTTGTGTATTCAATGCCGTCAATTTCGACATTCCAGACGGGTGACCACTGCGTCATGCGATTTGCAGGTTGGTTGCGCCACCTGTTCCGCGATAGTAAGAATTGTTCAATGTGTCAATAATTGTTCGTGCAGTGCCTTCAGGCTCAAATGCACCGGTGACGGTTAAATTGATTGTTGTGCCCATTGAAGCGGCTTCGGCTTCACGGAAACGGCCTGCATTAAATGAACCCGTGACAATGTTGTTCGTTGACGCCGCGGCCTTAGCCGCAGACGCTGCAACGCTTGAAATGCTTGTGCCGGTTGTTGTTCCGCCTGTTGTTGTGCCACCGGTTGTGCCACCGGTCGTTCCGCCTGTTGTGGAAGATGAGAAACCGCTAGGCAATGACGCAGCGGGTACGGAAATTCCAGCCGTGGCAGTTGATCCGGTTGATGCGCCCACCTTTGAGACGTAACCAATGTCAGCGCCCGGTTTAACAATGTTAATTCCACGAATGGCAATGTTGACCAAATCAATGGCAGTGTTTATCAGACCCTTCAACGCCGTGACCACTGTCCCCATGACATTTAAAACCACGCTTGCAATGTCTCCGACCACGCTGAAAGCCGTGCCGACAACCTTTCCGATAATTGGTGCGGCAGCCTTCAGCAAATCAAAGAAAGCCTGAAATTCGTCTTTATTTTCAACAATTGTTTTTTTGATTTTATCAAACGCCGATTTCATGCCTTCAAAAATAGGAATGGCCAATGACTTGATCACGTTGGCGACGTTGCGAACTGTGCCACCCAATGCGCCGTCTTTGTCGCTGAATGACTCACTGAACTGCTCGACAATTGGAATGACTTTGTCTGAAATGAAAGTTGCTATTTCAAGCACAACCGGAAGCAATGCGTCACCGATCGCGACTTTTGCATTTTCCAACTGCGCCGTCAGAATTCTTGTGCGGTTTGCTAGGCCGTCAGATGTACGAGCAAAATCGCCTTGTGCAGCGCCTGTTTGTTCAAAAATAAGTTTCTGAGCCGCCAAAACTTTTTGCTGCGGTGTAAGCGCATTTTTGGTCGTGTTGACAATTCCCAATTCAAGCGCGGCTTGACGTAATGATGCGTCGTCAAGTAAAACGCCGTATTGACGCAATGGTTCGGCTTCCCCACGCAATGCTGAACCAATTGCATTAATTGCCTGTTCAGGTGATGTGTTATTAAATGAAGCAAGGTCAGACGATAGTTTGACGAAGTCAATTGAGAAATTCGACAAGTCTTTTCCGGATAGGCCGGCAGCCTTGCCAAATGTCGCAAACGTTGCCGCTGCGTCCAAGGCCTGTTGTTTTGTCTGTCCCAGTGATCCGGCGGCTTGTGAAGCAAACTTCTCAATGTCTTTTGCGGTGTCGCCAAATAGGACGCCAACCTTTGAAATTGTTTCTGATAAGTCAGACGCGGCTTTTACGGCGTCCACGCCGATCTTCACGGCCATTGCGCCGGCTGCGACTGCGGCGGCCGCTAAGGCTGCACCGACGGCCTTGCCGACCTTGCCCATTTTGTCGCCAAAGGTTTCAACGTCGCCCGTTGCTTGCTTTAACGACTTGTTGAGTCCGTCAACGTCTCCGAGAATGGAAAGTTTGAGGGTGCGACTTCCGGCCATTAGTCAAACTCCTTCACAACGGTGACGAAAGCATTTTCCCACCGTTTGACGATTTCCGGCTGAATGGCGCGCAGGGTTGGATAAATAAACCAACCGCGTGAGCCGCGACCTTCACGCCCTGACCAAACGGGAAATTGCTTTTTCTTATTTGAACCGAATTCGTTACCGCCCCAAAGTTGTTGAGTCGTTCCGCCGCCTGAAAATCTTTGCGCCGCAAAACCGTAGGAAATTTCACCGATCTTTGATGACTTTGAAACCTTAGCGCCTGACGCAATTCGTACTGCGGCAATTTGGTTTTTGCTACGTAACGCCGCAGCGTCAACAACTTTTGACTTTACGTAATCGGCCAACTCTGACGAAATTTTCTTGGCTTGATTTGTTGCTTCTTCGTCCATTGCTTTGAATGAACGGGTAATGGCACGTAATTCGGCTTTGTCATACGTGATGCCGTCACTTGCCATTTGCCCGTCCTTCCAGTATTTCAATTACGGTCAAAATGTCTTCCGCCGTTTCAAACTCAGATTTTGGCAAGTTGGTCGCAATGGCCAACTCCCAAATGATCCGGCTTAGGCTTCCGGCTGGGTGACTTTTGGGTTTGCCTCACCAACTATCACTTCAGCAATGGTTTCAGTCCAAGCCTCGATTGGTTTGACTGGCTTCCCTGCCGCTTCGCGTTTCATAGCGTGATAAGCAAGGAAGACCAAGTCAGATAAACCGATCTTTTCCTGAGCCTGTGAAATGGTGTTGCCTGTTGACTTCTCCCACTTGACCCACTCAGGCGGTGCAGCCGTATAAGTCGCCTGCTCGCCGTTGTTGTATTCGATTGTGATTGGTAGTTTCATTTTGTCTCCCGATTAGTCGTTTTTAACTGAATGTCTCTGTTGGTGTTCCAACAACTGTAAATGACAAGTCAACTGTCTGTGCGTCCGGTGCAGTACCGCCCACGGCTGGGAATACTGGCAAAACGTTGAACGCGAAGACTGCGCCTGAAACTGCAGTCAAAGAAACGGCCAAAGTTGTGTTCGGTGCAGACTCGCATGCAGTCCAAAGTGCTTCGCACAATGAACCTGAAGCGCCCCAGTCTGCAAGCATTGAAACGTCAAATGTCCACTGATCGTCAATGTGCTTGTAAGCCTTGCCGTCAAGTGTCTGATAAGTCTCGATTGTTGGTGCGTTTGCTAGCGTCGCGCTGGTCGCCTGCGCGTCGTATGATGTGGAAGCGATCGTCAAAGTTAGATCGCGACCCGTGATGATCGTTGTTGCCACGTTTTACCCCTTAGTTTGTTTGTGTGTAGTACGTTGAAACGTTGATGTCAGCGACAAGCATTGGAGACGCGCCTATTTCTAGGACGGTCGGCTTCTCGATCTGACCCACAACGTATCCTGCAGGCATTGCCGCAAGAATTCCTATGATGAGTTTTTCTAAGTTGTCCAGTGATCCGGCGTTGCTATTTGAAGCAACAATGGCACTGATCGCAAAATTGATTTTGAGTTTGACTGAACCTTTACCAATTAAAACAACTTCGGCATACGGTGAGTCCGGGACGACCACGATCGCCGGTGGAATTGGCGACTCGGGAACTGACGCATAGACGTTGGCCGCTAATGCAGAAAATGAATTGGCTAAGGCTGCGCGTGTGTCAGCGATTGATGATGCGGTCATTGAACGACTGTTTCGACGTCCAAATACGGCATTAATAATGTTGACACGCGATTTGTTAGGCTGCGTCCCATTCTGTATGGCGAACTGGCAAAATCTACGCCTTCGATCTGCCCGCCGGCTGCGACGCGTGATTGGAAAACTTCGACGCTCACGGCAAGAATTGCCGACTCAATTGGCGCACTGTTTGCATAAATGTCAACGGCTGAATAGCCTGAAAGTGTTGCCGTGCCATTGGGAATAATGTCGCGCACGGTCACGTTTGATGATGTGAGTGCAGCGGTAAAATGATTTGTTGCAACTGTCACGACTGTATGAGTTGCGCTGAACGGTGAAGGTAGTCCGGTGACGATTACTGATTGACCGGCCACGAAATGATGTGCGCGTTGCGTGTAAAACGTCGCAACGTTGTCTTCCAACTTGTATGCGGTAACGGCAGAAGAATTTGCAACCAACATTGGCAAAATTACGGCTTCAGCCGTGTTTATCACTTCTTCAAGATAACTGTCACTGTATAAAGAAACGGACACGCCAAGCACCGTGCGCAATTGACTCGCGGTAACAATGTTTGGCATGTCCGTTCCTCTCGACTGCTGCGGCCACCTCGGGAGAGAGTAGCCGCATGATTAGTTTGTGGTTATTACGCCTTGTTATTCTTAAATGCGCCGGCTGCGATCTTCACTGCCAATGCACCGAATGAATACAAGCCCACTGTGACGCTTCCGTCAGCGGTTGACTCTGCACGAAGTGTGTATTGTGCAGGATCTTCGTACCATGTGTAAGCATCTGGGTTCACCATTAGAAGTGTTCCGTCTGCGTCACCTGAATTGAGTGAACTGTCAACGTACAAGTCAAGACCTGCAACGTTTCCACGAAGTGAAGTTGGTGCAACCTGTCCGCCTGCGTTTGAAGGCTGTGATGCCATGTAAATTGGACGGCCTGAGTCGTTGAGTGTCATTAGGTTGCCCCACTGGCCTGTACCTACGATCATCTTTGTTGCAAATGGATTTGCAAGACCTGCAGTTGCGCCATAGACGCTTGCTGCACCGCGTGAAACAACTCCAAGCAATTCAGCCGCAGTTGGGTAAGTTGTTGTTGTTGTTCCGTCTGCAGTTGCGTTTGAAACAAGCGCTGCAGATACGTAAGCATTTTGCGCCTTCGCCATAGCAGCAACCATGTTGCGGTATAACTCGTCATAGAACGCTGGGTTGCTGCGTGTAAGCAACTCAACGCTGAATTTTTGCTGAGAGGCGAACTTCTTAACGGTCACTGACAAGAAGGAACTCTGCTGGTCAGTTTCTGAAAATGCTGCATCTTCGTCGGCTGCTGCTGCAGTCGGTGCAGTTGTGATCTTTGGAATTTCAAATGTGAGGCCTGCTGCTGGGAGAGTGCCTCTCGAAATTGCATCAATTGACGGACGGATCATTGTTGACAAGCCGTTGATCACGGTTGTCATTTGTGGTGTCGGATTGAACGCTGCATTGTCCGAAGTATTATCTGCGGCCAAAACGTAACGCTTTGCATCTTCGTCGCCAAGTGCGGCTTGAATTTTGTTTTCTAGGTATTTTGCTGCAGTTAATTCAATGCGTGGCTTTGAGAATGATCCACCCACGATTGGCTTTGTTGCTGCAGTTGTTGACTGTGCGGCTTCGACCGTCTCTACGGCTGAAGCGTCATTGACGGTGTTTTCCACTTCGTCTCCTTCTGTTGTTGTTGTTTCTTCTGGCTCAATTGTTGAGTCAGAAACCTGTTCTTCTTCTTCCGTTGCTGCGACTTCAGAAACTCGCGCTGATCTAATAGCCGGTTCAGAGGTCAAAGCGACGCCGGTCAATTCACCCTTTAAAATGCGCACTGTTCCGTCTTTTAAAACTTCGTATTCGTCAAATGAAACTTCTACACTAAAACCGTCACGCAAACCTTCAGCCGCTTCAACCAAAGCGTCATTGCCTGCCGTTGTTTCAGCGATACGAAATGTCGCGACCATTTCTTTGTCTGTTGACTCAATGCTTAATGTTTTTCCAATTCTGCGTGAACGATCATGTTCAAGGTTCAACAAAACCGGTGTTGGCTCAATTGAGTTTGCTGCAAACTGCACCTTACCGATTGATGCGTTTCCAGTTTCCTCAAAAGTCACAATTGTTCCGGTGATTGTGCGACTGTTTGAGTCTGCCGCAACAACGGTCATTGGTGTGATCACTTTTTTCATAGCAACATGTCTTCTTCCTCGCGTATTTCTTCAGTTGTCATTGCGCCGATACGATTTAAGATTTCATAAACCTGCGCGCGCTCGTAAGGGTTGCCGCGTAGGAAGTCGTCTAAATCAAACGTGACGCGATTTCCGGCTGGGGTAAAATCCGGAAAAGATAACCTTTGCTCAACAATTGACATGTAATTTCTAAAC